TTAATAATAGTACCAACAACATCATTAGTAGAACAATTAACAAAAGATTTTAAAGACTATGGTTGGAATAGTGAAGCTAATGTACATAAAATCTATCAAGGTCACGATAAAGATACAAACAAAAGAGTTGTAATATCTACATGGCAATCTGTTTATAATCAACCTAAAAAATGGTTTAAACAGTTTGGCACAATAGTAGGTGACGAAGCACATCTATTTAAAGCAATGTCATTAACTAAAATTATGACGAAGTTAGAAGATTGTAAATATAGATATGGTCTAACAGGTACTTTAGATGGTACCAAAACACATAAGTTAGTATTAGAGGGTTTGTTTGGTACTGTTAATAAAGTAATATCAACAGCTGAACTACAAGATAAAAAACAACTAGCTGACTTGAAAATTTACGCATTGATATTAGGTTATGATAATGGTAGCAGGCAGTTTGTAAATGGCCTAAACTATCAAGAAGAAATGGACTTTTTAGTATCACATGAAAAAAGAAATAAATTTATTGTAAATTTGGCGTCTAAACTACAAGGCAATACATTGTGTTTATTTCAATATGTAGAAAAACACGGTAAAAATTTACATCAACAGATAAAGGAAAAAGCAGATGACAAACAAGTATTCTATGTTTATGGAGGAGTTGAAACAGAGGACAGAGAACAAATTAGAGAGGTTACCGAAAAGTCGGACAATGCTATCATTGTTGCTTCCTTCGGGACTTTCAGCACAGGCATTAATATACGGAATTTGCATAACATTATTTTTGCTAGTCCTTCTAAATCTCGCATAAGAAATTTACAATCAATCGGCAGAGGTTTAAGATTAAAAGACAATAAATCAAAAGCAACCTTATATGATATTGCAGACGATTTAACGCATAAAGAAAAAGAAAATTACACCTTAGCCCATTTCCGTGAAAGGATAAATATTTACAATGAAGAAGAATTTGATTATGAAATCCATAATGTGGACTTAACAAATGGAAAACATAAAGATAATTAAATTAGAAAATGGGGACGATATAGTCTGTGCCTTTCCAAAGGACCAACTACCAGAATCACACGCCCTATTAAGAATAACAAAACCTTTACAGGTTAAGTATATTCCTCAACTAACACCAGGTGGTTTTAAGGATTATGTTGCTATGGTTAAGTGGACAGCTTATACCTCAGACGCCGTAATTACTATACCAAAACAAAAGATAATGACAATTACAAACGCCACCAACGAAATGGCTAAGTCATACTTACATATTAGTAAAGATTATGATGTAATAGATAAAGTGCCTGAAAAGAAACCAGGTGTTGAATTTAAAAGAGAAAGATTGAGTGACCAAGAAAATGAGAAGATTAATGAAATATTTGATGAATTTACAGACGAAGAACCAACAATCCATTAATAAAAATAAAAACGAAGTATCTACAAGGTGGCTTAGGAGTATTTCTCTTAACGGCGGACACCGTCCATTATATCCATTTTTTGGCAAGAGTCAAGCGTGGATGAAAATATTTTTAATTAATTTTAATACAACCCAACATTGACAAAATAGGAGTTTTAGTGTATTATGGTGAGTATGAATAAAAAAACAAAAACACAAAAAGAACATTATGTAAATAACAAGGATTTTTTGGCTGCCATGATTGAATATAAAAAGTCAATCAAACTAGCAGAAAAGAAAAAAGACGAAAGACCACCTGTTACAGATTACATAGGAAGTTGTTTTTTAAAGATAGCGAATCACCTATCATATAGACCTAATTTTATAAATTATACTTTTAGAGATGATATGATTAGTGATGGTATAGAGAATTGCTTACAATACTTAGATAATTTTAATCCAGAAAAATCAAATAATCCTTTTGCTTACTTTACGCAAATAATTTATTATGCTTTTATTAGAAGAATACAAAAAGAAAAGAAACAAGTAACCATTAAACAAAAACTAATAATGGAACATAATTATGATGACCTGACTTTACAACCAGGTGAAGATAGAGATTTTAAAAATCAGTTTACAGAATTCTTACAAAAGAATACGGTTATAGACGAACCGGCTAAAAAGAAGAAAAAAACAACTACTAAAAAGAAATCTAAATCAACTTTGGAATATTTTATTAATGAAGATAGCGCTACTGAATGATACACACTTTGGTTGTCGTAATGATTCTCCTGCCTTTATAAAGTATCAAAACAAGTTTTATAATGATGTATTCTTCCCCTATCTGGAAGAACATAACATAAAAACATTGGTACACCTAGGAGATGTTGTTGACAGACGAAAGTTTATAAACCATAATACTGCTCATAACTTTAAACAAGTTTTTTGGAACAGACTTGAAGACCTAAATATTGATACACATATCATTATAGGTAATCACGATACCTATTACAAAAATACAAATGAGGTAAATGCTTTACAAAATCTCAACATTAGTAAAGACGCTAAAATATATACTAGACCTGATACTGTCAACTTTGGTGGTCTTGATATACTTTTCTTGCCTTGGATTTGTGATGATAACTATGATGATAGTCTATACTCTATTGACAATTCTACTACAACCATTGCTATGGGTCATCTTGAAGTTAAAGGTTTTGAAATGCACAAAGGACACTTCAACGACCACGGATTAGAAAAAACTCAATTTAATAAATTTGAAAAAGTATTATCTGGTCACTTTCACAAAAAGTCAGATGATGGCCGTATCTATTATCTAGGCACACAATACGAAATTACATGGTCAGATTATAAATGTCCTAAAGGTTTTCATATATTTGATACAGATACAAGAGAAATAGAAAGAGTATCTAATCCTTATAGAATGTATAAAAAACTTTACTATAACGATAAAGACACCGACTATTCAGATTTTGACTTATCACCTTTTAATGATACATTTGTTAAAATATTTGTTACTAATAAAACAGATGAAGATATGTTTAACAACCTAGTAGAAAGATTTTACAATACAATAAATGTACACGAATTACAGATTGTTGAAGACCCTATTGATGTGGCTTCTACTGTAAGAAGTGATATACTAGAACAAGGCGAAGATACACTTACTTTTTTAGGTAACTATATCGACCAAGCCGATACTGGTGAACTTGATAAAAATAAATTAAAAGAGTTTGCTAGAGATTTATATGGAGAAGCAAGTGAATAGAACAATAGAATATGGTAATATACCATTTGGTCCTTATGTAATGAGAACAAAAGTACCTGAAGATATTAGAAAAAGATTATTAAAAGATGGTAAAAAAGATTTAGCGAGTTATCATAAATCTTTAGCTGGTCATCTACATACACAATTAAAATATAATAAAAAAACTACACAATGGTTCTATCAAGAATCACATTTCATTTGGCAGGCATATAGAGAGGGTTGGTCAAACTGGTCGGGTCTTCCTAATATTGGTTGCGAATTAAATGCTCACGACTTATGGGTAAACTTTATGAAACCTGGTGATTTTAATCCAGTACATACTCATGGTGGTGATTATTCATTTGTTATATTTTTAGATGTGCCAAAAGAACTAAAAAAAGAACAAGACGCATTTGAAGGTACATCTGCCGTGCCTGGTAGTCTTATGTTTGAATTTACACAACAGGCAAAACCAAAATGGGCACAAACAGGACAATCATTTAGACCTAGCACAGGCGATATGCTTATTTTTCCAGCCCTATTGCAACATTGGGTTGTTCCTTATAAATCCAAATGTACAAGAGTTAGCGTATCAGGCAACCTTGAAATAGTTAATAGACAAAATTTATCAAATGATTTCTTTTAAAAAAATACGATATAAAAACTTTTTATCTACTGGTAATATACCAATAGAAGTTGAATTAAATAAGTCTTCTACCACATTAATTGTAGGTAGTAATGGTAGTGGTAAGTCAACACTATTAGACGCATTATGTTATGCTTTATTTAACAAACCATTTAGAATTATTAAAAAAGACCAAATGGTTAATACTATTAATAATGGTGATTCTTTAGTAGAAGTAGAATTTGAAGTTGGCACAAATCAATACATGATTAGACGAGGCATAAAACCAAATCTATTTGAGATATATCAAAATAACAAATTACTCAATCAAGACGCCAGCAGTATAGACTATCAAAAATATTTAGAACAAAATATAATGAAACTAAATTACAGGTCATTTATTCAAGTTGTTATATTAGGTTCCTCAGCATATGAGCCGTTTATGAAGATGAAACCAAGATACAGACGAGAAGTTGTTGAAGAAATCTTAGATATAAGAGTTTTTGGCCTCATGGACTTAATTTTGCGTTCTCAACAAAGTGATTTACAAAAAAGTCTTACGGAGGTGCGCCACCAAGCGGAGTTAATAAAGACTAAATATGAAACTGAAGCAAAACATCTAAAGTCTTTGGAAGACCAAGGAACAGACTTCCAGACACATAGACAAAAATTGCTTGATAAAAACAACTTAGATTCATCTAATTATGAGAAAAAGATACAAGAATTGAATGAATCAATAGCCGTGCAAAAAGAAAGAGTAAAAGACAAATTAAAAGTTGATATGAAGTATGGTCAACTACAAAAATTAGAAACAAAGATTGAAACAAATCTATCTACACACAAAAAGACATTAGAGTTTTTTCAAAAAAATGATAACTGTCCTACTTGTACACAACCCATTGACAAACAATTTAAGGAAGAAAAATGCAAACACGAACACGGAACCATTTCGAAACTTTCCACAGGCTTGTCAGAGCTCGTAGAAGAGCTAACGAAACAAGAAGAAAAGGTAGTAGAGTTTGGCAAGATATCAAACAAGATACAGGACATGAATGTAGAGATAGCGAAGATAAACACTTCACTAGAGAACCTAAAAAAACATAGTGACCAGATACATCAAGATATATCTATGGCACAAAACAATGATATTGAAAGTATAAAGATTGAACTAGAAAATATGCAAGGTCAACTAAAGGTTGCTGAAGAAGAATTAAATAAAGTAACTGAACAAAAAAAGTATGTTGATATATTAAGAGAGATACTAAATGATAAAGGTGCTAAAGCACAAATTATTAAGAAGTATTTACCAATAATGAATCAGTTAATTAATCAACATCTACAATCTATGGATTTCTATGTTAACTTTAATTTAGATGAAGAATTTAATGAAACAATAAAAAGTAGATTTAGAGATACTTTTAATTATAACAGTTTTAGTGAGGGTGAGAAGATGAGAATTGACTTAGCCTTACTTTTTACTTGGCGACAAATCGCTAAGATGAAAAATAGTACAAACACAAACTTATTAATGTTAGATGAAATATTTGATAGCAGTTTAGATGGTCAAGGTATGGACGATTTCTTTAAAATTATTAAACAGTTTCAAAATGAAAACATTTTTATTATATCTCATAAGGGCGATATATTATTTGATAAGTTTACCAATATTATTAAATATGAAAAGTATAAAAACTTTACGAGGTTACAACAAACATGACAGATAAAATAAAAGAATTAAAACTAATACCACCAACAGACGCAAGAGTTAATCATGCAATAGCACCCTTTATAGATGAAATGCTAAAAGACGAGGGTTATAAAGATAGAAAAGAATTGTCAGAAGCAATGTTTTTCTGTATGGATAATTATGCAGGTATAGGTCTATCGGCAAACCAAGTTGGTTTACCGTTTAATATGTTTGTTATAGGTGGTCATC